TAAAATAGAAATGCAGAAAAAGGGCTCCAAAAGTGCATAGGTGAACAGCCACCGCCGAGCCGTTGTCAGCACCTGAATAAAATGCTGCAATTTTAGCTGAGAGGCAAAGCCCCTTGGCTAAAGGAGGTAGCGGAAAGGTGATAAGTATGGCAGAAAAGATGTACATCAAGCAGTTGTACGAAGACGGCGTAAGCAAGAGCGAGATCCAGCGAAGGACAAAGGTCAACTACCGTACAGTCTGCAAATACGCTGACATGGAAGATTGGAATGACGATAAGCTCCCGAACATGGAACCGGATAACTATCCGGTGCTCGGTGAGTATATCCCCCTCATCAACGAATGGCTCGAAGGTGATGCCACAGCCCCAAGAAAACAGCGGCATACCGCCAAGAGGATATGACCGGCTTCGTGCGGAAGCCGGTTACACGGGCGGATACAGCAGCGTGAAACGATACGTCCGCAAAAAGCGTTTCGTATTGCGCCAGGGACTCGTAGGCTGCTTGCCGCTTGCACACCCCATGGCTCATGCTCAGGTTGACTTTGGAGAATTTCTGCGCTGTGATGCTGATGGAAACGAACACAAGGCGTATGAGCTTGTCATGTCGTTCCCGTATTCGGATAAAGCCTATGCATAGGTGTTCCCATCACAGAATCAGGAATGCCTGCTGATCGGTATGCGCCGTATCTTTGAGTATATCGGCGGCGTACCTGTAGTCTGCCACGCAAAACGCAAAAAACTGACAAGCAAAATACAAAAAATCCGCCAGAGAAAAAACTTCCTGGCGGATTTAAAACATATTTAAACGGCTTTATAATGCCATTTTAGAAAAGAAAATCAGCAAAACGGCTTGAAAAGAATGCAGAAAGCAGCACTTATTCAGAGCCGTTTTATATTTTTGTTAGATGTGCACAAAACGGCGGTCAAATCACTCTGACTTCGAAGCGGAAGCCTCAGCCTTTCCAGACTGCGTTCCGAAGTAGAAGATCATGATGATCTGGAACATGTCCGTGAAGTTGTCTACCGCGATTTTACCAGTGATAGCAAGGTAAGAAAATACGCCGGTAAGTACCAGCGTAACGATAGATTTAACGTTTATAAGCTTAGCCAGCTTGTTAAGCATTATTATCCACCTCCACAATAAAAGCGCCGAACCCTGCGGCTTTTACCTTATTCATATACTGCTCGGCATTCTCCCTGCTGCTGAACGCTCCGACCTGAACACGGTACAGATTCTTCTGATCGACAGCAGCGGACGTTATATATTCATGCAGAACAGCCCAGCGGTTCTCATCAACATAGTACCACGGGCAGTATTTACCTGTCAGGTCATAGTGCCGCAGGACATTTCCAGCCGAGATATTGTACTTCTTCATAAGGTACTGTACCAGTTCGCGCAGAGCCGACATAGACGCTGTTTCAAATTCTCCGCTTGCCTTTGAATAGCAGACCTCGATATGCAGCGTTCCGGCGTTTTTGCCACTTGCGGCATAGGCTGTCTCGTTATCGGGAACAACACGGATTACCTTGCCGTTCAGTCCGACTATGTACTGCGTGCTCGTCCAGTTGTTCGGCTTATTAGGAAATCTTCCCGTTGCGACATTCGAATAAAACAGCGCCAACCTGTCCGCATCAGTTCCAGCCTGTCCGGTATAATGCACACATATGCGCTTCGGAGTTGACTTGCTTCCTGGGCGGTTATACTTATTAATAGGAATGAGCTTATCAATTATTTTCATCTTTATCCTCCATATCTGCGAGCACCGCACGGAGCTGTGCCGCTTCTTCCTCAAGCGCCTTGAGCCTGCTCTTGTCCTCGTCAGTGCCGACGCCTGCGACTATTGCCGCAAGCGGACGTATACGCTCCCGGTCAATCTCCGCGAATCTGCGGGATATCTCGGCTGCTCTGAGCCGGCTTTCCCGGGCAGCACGCTGCTCGTCATTTTCGCGCGGTTCGATGATTTCATCATAATTCTGCGACATATGCGTATCCTCCTTCTACTGCCTTGATGTCCGTTATGGTTCTCATGCTGGGGCGCAGGTCGAGCGGGTCGATGTCGTTTGTGGTTCTGACCTGGTAGAATCTCTGGCACTTCGCAAGCTCCGCAGCGTAGTCGGGCGGAACGAACGGCGTCGCCAGTGAACCGCCCTCCAGCTTCGCCCATGCGAGCTTCAGGGAGTTCCCGGCTTCGGTGCCCTTGTTGAAACCGATGGAGACTGCTGATATGTACTCGCTGTCAGAAAGATCTACCGTCACACTGTTTATGCCAGCCTGAAGCCTGGGAGTATAGTAGCTGTCAACGTAGTCCCCGGCTGCGGTCACAGTGCGGATACGCGCGGCCCATACTCCGGTGACGTCCGCTGCCTTGAGAGATAGCGTGTACTTTCCGGGAGCCAGCGGGAATTCAATGTTTTGCCAGAACGCATGGGTATTTGAAGTCAGCGTTGCTGTAGCAGTCAGGCGGATTCCGTTGGTTTCCGGAGCAGCTTTGCACTTATCAGTGGAGATATACCACCTGTCCACGGTGTAGCCGGTGGAATACTCGTTCTGTCCTCGCTGATTTACCCGGAAATCCGGATTGTCAAGCTCGTTCTTGCCGCTCAGCGTATTCCAGTATGCCTTCTCATCGGCTGTAACGTGGATATCCGCGTCAGCCGCATGAGCCTCAATGGCGGCTCTTGCTACATCGTCAGCACCCGAGCCGCCCTGTGCTGACGTCTTAAAAGGGCATGCTGTGTAATCGCTCCCGACGAGCATCACTGAACCCGTGCCAAGCAGATACACCGCTCCGCAGGCTCCGTAAATCGCCGCAGCCTGTCCCGCCGGAATGCTGACTACTCCGTCAGCTCCGGGCGTTACGGCGGGAGCAGTGGACGCGTACACCGTTGCAGTGCCGTCGTTCCTGAGCCAGGCGTTCGTCCCGCCGCTGTAATCTGCCCTGATTTCCTCGCCGGTGAAGACGATTGTTTTTGATGTCATGATTTATCCCTCCAAAAGTACCTTTTTGCCGTTGAAATACAAACCGTCTGACTTTGCTTCAAGCTTTTTGCCCGTCATGCCTAAGCTCCACCCATCGCTGGTGATTTTCAGCGTCAGGGTGGTTCGTGATTCTGTCTGAATGGCCAGGCTGTCAGGGTATACCTTGAGCTTGCCGCCATTGTAAACCTGAAGCGAAGTGTGGTCGATCTGTCCTGAATCGTCTGACGTGCATATGAATATAGGATATTCCGCACAATTGTCTACAACCAAACTACATGTGCCGCCACAATTGTCGTACAGTTTTATTGCGCCGTGCCCAGAGCCTTCAAACTCTATGCCGGTGTTCCCATACGCACCCAGCCGAAACCCTGTCCCAGTGCCCTGCTTAGTCAGGAAGGCTATCTTGCCGGAATCATCAGCGCCGAAGGATACTCCACTATCGTCTGTGACAGCCCAGTACTTTGACCCTGTTGTCTGGAGTTTTTCGGCAGTGCCATCGCCTTTTGCCTCCTGCTTGCTCTGCTGAATCTGACTATAGGAAGTAGGCGTAAAGCCGCTTGAACTGGATACATTCTCAAACCCGCCGCAGGTGACGGTCATGGAGCAGTTCCCGGATATCGCTATCTTGGAAACATTGCCGGTAATGGCAACCTGCTCTTCCTCATCATAGACCTGAATACGGTCGCCGACATGCAGGTCGAAGTCAGGCTCTGCAAGCGTGAACGACATCGGCGTCAGCTCGAATCCGGTGTAATACTCGGAAATCTTCGTCAGATACGTTTCAAACATGGTATCGTCCAGACCGTAGCTTATGTACTGATTTTTGAGCACAAGCGTGTACCCGGCGTCGGTTCCCATCTCATAAGTCTTGTTTTTCTGCGAAGTTTTCACCTTTGAGAATACGACAGTTTCATCGCTGTAATCAAGCTCCATAAGGTCGCCGGAACTGTATTCCCGGGTGACTGTCTTGGAAAACTTGTCGATCTGGAGCTTGTTGTCGTCGTTGATATACGCAAACCCGCCGTTCCATTCCGCCATTCCCGCCACAAGGTTGCGGCAGGAATTTGCGTAGATGTACTGAGTGTAATCCGCGGAAATAATACCGTTGTCCCACACACCGTTCAGTACGACGTTATCAAATGATACCTCGGAAGCAAGCCCGGCTTCAAATACGCACTGAGCATACACCGCCCAGAACGTCTGCGGAAACGTGTAATCGGTCGGGAACTCGGTGCCCAGCTTCACCATATCGTCGTATGCGGTAAGTTCTATCACGCCGTTCCGGCGCTTCGGAAGCTCCGTATTGTAGTAGCCGAAAAATTTCCCGTCTATCTCAAGCTTTACGCGGCAGTTCGCGAATGTGCCCCGGGAGAAACGCTGCGTATTGTTATCAATGAGCAGGTACAGCGTTTTCGCATTCACGCCGCCAAGCTCGAAGCTCTCGCCAGAGTAGCAGCTCGCTTCGTACTGAAAGTCGAACAGGTCGTCCTCGGTCAGAACGATATCCTCCTGACCAGCTTTTGAAAAGGTAATTAAAAACACCTTTAAGCCTCCTTACTTTTCGCGGAACTGCACAGTTACGCTGATATCTCCATGGAACTTCCCAAGCTGGATATCCGCTTCGTTGATGTCCTGCGTATGGCTTTCGACATGCATTGTTTTCGTCAGAAATTTGCCTTTCGACGGGCTGTAGTACGTCAGCTTTCCGTAAGTGCTGGCGTCGATTTTGCCGATTGCGGCGCTTTCCTCGGCGGTCAGCCCCTCCCACGTTACACGGACGTCCTCTTTCCGGGCGATTATCTTCTTGGAGTAGGAACCGCCGAGGGTCTGTCCGCTGTTGGTTCCCTCAACGATACGCTCCTCAAAGGATATCCCCGGGGATGGTGTCGGCAGCGGTTCTCCGTTCCACCACATCATAAAACATCACCTCTCAAGTCATAAGCACATTTTTGCCGGTTTGAATTATCTTGCCATTCGTGACATCTACCATGACGTCCGCAAGCTTCTGCGTACCGATATAAACCGGGACGTTTACGATCTGGGACATCAGCTTTGTCGCGCCGCTCAGCACAGTTCCGGCTGCGCTCATGCTCTGGGCGGCGACAGGAGCAGTGGACAGCGTTCCGCCGCTCACCGCGGCAGCGATATCGCCGAGGGTTAGATCCTCGGTTCCGAGCTGCTTGTTCCAGCCCTCGACGAACGCTTTTGCGGTGTCGAATCCGACCTGATACATGTCGCTGGTCATGCCGTCAAACGCGCTGCGGAGCTTGTCCACAAAGTTCTCCTTGAGGCTGTTGACCTCGTCCTGATAGTATTTCGCGGATATTTCTGCGGCTGTCTTGTGGAGCCGCTCAAGGCTGTCGAAATAGCTGTTCCATGCCTGATCCGACATATTGAGCAGCTTAGACCCGAACTCCATGCCTTCCTCAATATCCATGTTCAGTATGGAGCTGAGCGTGCTTTCATCAGCGCCGCGCGCCTTGAGAGCGTCCAGCATTGCGCCGTATTCCTCAAGAACCTTGATGTTATCCTCAATGCTGTCAGCGCCCATTTTGTAGGTCTCGACATCATGCTCGGCGGTCGTGATGGTGAAATCACCCTTGACCGCTATCGTCTCCGGAATTGTCTCGGTGACCTTTTCGAACGTCTTGTTGAAGTCTGTAAGCTTAGCCGTCAGGCTGTCCCGGGCGGAAACTATCTTCTCCAGAGCGGACAGGGTAGTATCGCTGGTATCGTTCAGGATCTGCTCCAGAGCGTCTTTGTTCGCCTGGATTATCTTCTGATTGTATTCGTAGGTCTCAAGGAATGCGCTGCGCCATTCAGCGGAGTTTTTGTCGAGGTACTTATCCCGGAGCTTAGCAAGCTCGGAATAGTATTTTTTCTCCGTGATCTGGTTGGTTTTCAGCTTGAATTCAAGCTGGAATTTTTCCTCGGAGTATGCGGCTTTCTGGGCGGCAATGGCTTCGGCGGCTGCCTGTTCCGCTGCCTTCTGGGATTCCTCGTCTGCCTTTTTCTGCTCTTCAAGGCGCTTTTCGTATGCCTTTTTTTGTTCTTCGGATAAACTGTCGTAGTACTTCTTTATTTCGACGTTGACCGAGCGCCATTCGTCCGAATCGTTCTCAAGGAACTCATCGCGGAGTGATGCAAGGGTAGCGTAATACTCCTCGGCGGATATGCGCCCCATATCGTAATCGTATTTGTAGGATTCCTTCCAGTACTTGAAATCCTCGCTTTTCTTTTTCCAGTAATCGGGGAGACTGTTGTCGGGTTGGGCTTGTTTGCCGCTCGTGGCGGCAGGGGTCTGGCTCCCGGAAGCAGTAATGCCGTCCTTGTAGGATTCGGACGCAAGGCTCTGCCATTCTGCTATTGTTTTATCGGCTTCTTCTATGGCTTTTTGTGCAGCTTTAACGTCCGCCTCAAACTGTTGTCCTGCCGCCAAAGTGTTCCCGTAATCAGAAAATACAGTAGCTGTCGCTTTGATTTTGGCGAAGTAGTCATCGGAGTTTAGTCCGCCGTATTTTTCATTAAGTTCTTTTAGCTTATTCTCCGCATTACGCTTAATATTATATGCTTCAGCTGCCTCTTGCTCATATGCTGACAGCTTCACGGAAGCAGTTTTTTTCTGAACATAGGTATCGACCGCGTCTGTCAGATCATTGTACTTTCCTGTGAGCTGGTCTACGACCGTAACCTCATCGCCGAGAACGCTCTGAAGCTCCTGTGCCAGAGTTGAGAGTTCCTTCTGCTCGTCGGAAGTCAGACTTACGGCAGTGCGGAGTTCGTCGTATCTCTTGACCTTATCCTTCAGCACTGACATTTCGGCTTCGTTGTCGGCGATAGAGCTTTCAACAGAATCATGCATCTGGTCAATAGCGTCATTCAGCTCTTTGGCTGCGGATTCCGCTGTTCCGGCGCTGATTGCGAAACCTGTGAGGGCAGTTGCAAGCAACCCTACCGCAACGGCAATAATACCTGCGGGGTTCATATTCATAGCTGTATTGAGGGCAATCTGCTTTGCTGTGGCAACATCAAGTTTGCCACTAAGTACGGCGTAGACTATCTCCTGCGCTGTAAGCTCGCCTTTCAGCGCAGCGCTCTTGATTGCAGCCGCTCCCTGTGCATTTCCGAGCAGAGTGACCTGTAAAGCGGCGGTCTGCCAGCTTGCAATCACTTTTGTCAGCACATTCGCGGTCTTGAAAGCAATAACCGCAGCGGTAACACCGGTGACTGCCGAGGCTATAAGGTTGATGTTTTTGAGCAGCAACGTCAGCGTTCCAGAAATAAAGCTACCGACTGTTTCGGCAACAGTCTTTATTCCACTCGAATCCAATGCATCTGAAACACTTTGCGCGGTTTCGCCTATAGCCGGAAGAAGCTGCTCTGCAATTGCGCTCGTCAGATTGTCTATCTGGTTCTTAGCAACCTGTGTCTTTTCTGCGGTTGTATCCATCATAGTTTCCGCAGCAGTAGCAGCAGCTCCAGTGGAATCTATCATGGCGGTGATGTTGCTCTTGAATGATTCTGCATTGGAAAGCAGAATGTTTGCCGCTTTTGCACCCTCGGAAGAGGAAAACATATCCGACAGAGATTTTCCGGTAGACTGAGCATATTCATCCATGAGTTTGAGAACATCAGTAACGTCATATCCCATCGCCGAGATCTCGGAGAATTTTTTGCCAGCCATATCGGTTCCGGCAGTAGCAGCCTGCATTGCTTTTTCGGCGGTCGATCCGGAAGCTCCAAGCTCATTTATCATGGCATTGAGGTAAGTCGTGGTTTCGGCAGTTGCAACGCCGTTTGCCGTAACGGTTGCATACATAGCGCCGAGTTGGTCGAACGCAACGTTAACGCCGTTTGCAGTCGGGATCAGCTTACCCATATTTGAAGCAAGTTCATCGACGGTGGTTTTACCGAGATTTTGCGTCGTGATGAGAACATCCTGAACATGAGTAGCTTCTGACATCTCCATCTGATAAGCGTTTAACGCAGTTGTGACGATATCTATAGCAGTAGCAGTCTGGGTAAATCCGCCTTTTGAAAGATTTACGGTATTTTCAACGAATTCAAGGACGTTGTCCTGCGGAACGCCTGCTGATAAAGCAGAATACATTGATTCTGCAAGATCTGTAAAGGCAACTCCGGTGCGATTGGACATTTCTATAAGTCCCTCAAAGTATTTAGTTAAATCGTCCCCGCTCAGTAATGTACTTGCTTTTGCAAATGCAGTTTCATTGCTCATAGCCATTGAAACTGCATTGCTGGCAGCAGCCTTTAACGCCGAACCTAGCTTCTGTATTCCCTGCGTAACAGCTTCCGAGACCAGATTAGCCTTGATTATGTCGCCTGTCTTGAGCGCCGCATCTCCTGTGTCGGAAATGCCGTCCTCAAGACTTCCCATGGCATTGGTCATGTTGTCTGCAGGAGTTGTATCCAGCGCTTCCTGAATCGTATCTCCGAGCTGCTCCGTGGAGCGCTGCGCTTCAGAAACATCGTTCTGCGTGACGATACGGACATATCCGTCAGCCTGTGACATGCTATCCTCTCCTTCCTATCTTCGAGATAAAGTCCTGCACGGCGCTGCTGTGCTTATGCTCAGTCAGGGACATAATCTCCGGGTTCTTCCGGACGAATTCCTTTTCGCTGTCCGAAAGTTTCCCGGAACGCTGCCGTGAACGCAGACTTATGAGTGTATTAAAAAAGCAGTCCCTGCCGAGGTCGGCAAAAAGACTGCGGAACTTCCAGTAATGAAGATTTTCAACGGTGTTTAAATCTATGTTGAAAGTGCTTTTAAACGCCGTGTAAATATAAGCTGAATCCTTATTAAGATTGTAAACTATCTGCTGACGAGCCTTGCCGCCGTCAACAGATTCGCCGAGATTTAAAAATTTCAGCCCCTGCTCAATTGCAAGGGCTGTATTTTTCGGCGGATCCGGATAGAGGAGCGTAATAAGCACAGTCAGCTTTTCATGTTCCATGAGCCGCTCGTCCTCCAGTGCCTGAATTATTCGCAGGCATACCCGGAAATCTGTATTTATAGGTACCGCTTCGCCGTCGATCAGGACAGCCTGCGGCATTTGTTCAAGCAGGTAATTCACTTCATCACACCGCCCTGAACCGCTTCGGTGTAGTGCCTGATAAGCTGGTCGGAGGTCTGGGTGAAGTACTTTGCAGTTTCGCAGATGAAACGGATAAGCTCCGAAGGCTCGCAGCGCCCGCCTGTGAGGATCTTCGCTGTTCCCTCGCCGTAGATTCCATCTACCTGCTCGCCGAGGAACTCGGCAAAGCGGCGCAGCTCCTTTGCGTTCTCCAGTTCGGCGTTCGAAACGCCGTTCTTATCAACAACGACCTTAAATCCTCTGGGCTTGTAGTTCTTCAGATTTTCGTAGGTCTGGTAGAACCGTTCACGAACAGCAAGGTCTGTCGGGTAGAAGCTGATGTGATGTGTTTCGCCGTTGGCGGATATTTCGATATCAACCGGGGATTCGGGGGTCACGGTGTATTTCATTGTGTTCATAAAAGTTCCTCCTGAAAATGATAAAATAAACACCCCAGCAATTAAGTGGAGTGTTTAAATTATGATTACATAAGCGCAAGTATCCAAGAGATTATTGATATTATCACCCATGCGATGATGATTATTGCAATGATTCTCACATAGTTGCGTATTTCGCGGAGATAGAATTTTTCATCTTCTATCTGTCCCTGTTTAGACTTGATATTTTTGAAACAAAGAATAACAGCAGCGATTACTATCACTGCAACAACCATAAGGATAACCCACAAGGAGTTCGAATTATTGTGATTGGAGTTTGCTGATGTTGCTGCAACTGATAAAATGGTAAACATGACATTAACCCTCCAGATGTGATTTTTCTACATTATATCACACCCGGAGGATAAAGTCAAGCAGAAAATGTCACTTTACGACCCGTACACTGCCGTAACGCTGCCAGCCTTAACAGCCTTGCCTGCCGCGTCAGCCTCGACTACCGTGATTGTCGCCGGCGACCCGGTCAGGGTTATCGCGGTACCGGGGGAAAGCGCAGACCAGCTTGTAACGTCCTGCCCCTCGGCGACGGTCTGAGCGGACGCGCCGCCCTTGTACACATAATGATTACCGGTGCTGAGCTGCGGGGACACCAGCAGCACCGTACTGGTCGCAGAGCCGCCTGCGGTAGAAACGACCGTCAGCTCCTCGATACCGCCGTCACTGGTGAATGTGTTCGCCGCGCGGTCATATATACCGTATGTGCGGTCGCCCTCCCAGACGATGTCGAACGGAGCTGTCAGACCATCGGCAGCGGAACCGCCCCAGCTCTTGAGGTCGATCTTTGCTTCCTGCGTCCATGCCGCGAACTTTTCGTCGCCCTTGCTGTCGAAAATAGAGACCTCCATAAAGCGGTACTTGACCTCGTCAAGCTGCTTGTTCAGGCGGTCTATCTCATACAGTTCCTTGCCGAGCGCGGAATCCCTTGCAACGAGGAACGGTGAAACTGATGTTACCTGATTGCCCTTTGTGACCTTAGTCTTGGTCTTTCCGAGAACGTTCTTGGTCTGTGTGACCGTATTGTTGCGGGTACGCTCCATACTCTCGTTGTCCTCGCCGATGGGATATCATATCCCGTTGATCTGTATCAGCAGTACGCTGTATTCGCGCTCTACAGCGCCTGTTCCTGTGATTGCCATGTTAACATCTCTCCTTATATATAAACTGTAGCTGCGTTAAATAAACGCCCGTTACCCTATCCTCGGCGGTCTCGTCAAGACAGCCGGTCTCTATTACCTTGAGGCTCTGTCCGGTCTGATTCTTCGCCAGAGCGGGGAAGCTGCGCCGGTCATTCTGCTCATCTATCCAGCGGCAGAACTGCTCCAGAAATTCAACATTCTTTCCGCGTTCCACATCGCTGCCGATAGCCGTGCGATATGCGAACTGGAACGTCACCGTGTATATACGGTTGCCGAGAATATCCTTGCGGAAAGGAGCATTCGGAACCGTAGCCACACAGTAGCAGTCGTTATCGTCCACATAATCAAGGTAGACCGGAAGTTTCGGGTCGAGCAGCGGACACCCGGAAAGGTATTCGCAAACGCTGTCCATAACTGATTTCACGGCATCAGCCTCCTTGCGTAATTTTTGACTTCACGGACGATGGTGTCCTTAAGCGCCGCCCACATACGGTGGAACCACCGCGAACCGCGCTTTCCCTTGAGCTTTCCGTTGCGGTAGTACTGCTTATGAGCATACGGCGCGATAAACACCAGCTCGCCGCTGCCCATTCGGGAACCGAGGATAACGGATTTCTTCAGCATTCCGGTACGCATAGTGACGTATGGATCCATATGCCGGACAACTGTGTTGTCAATGAAAATCTGGAGTTGGTTAAAACCCTCCTCGGTGGGTGGCTTACCACCATTCCAGCGAAGAATAGACTTGCCACTGGCGGTAGTGAACAATACCCCTCGTTCGGTAGTAATTTTCATCGAATCACCTACTTTCCGGAAGCTTCCCAATGTCTCAAACTTGCGGAACCGAACCGGCAGTCACGAACCGCTGTGATTATCAATTTTTCGGTGTGCTGCCGTTCAAGTTCCGCTGCGCTTGAGATATTTCCACATTCGCCCCGGGCGATTATGTCGCCGGGGGAAAGCGTGAACTTATCTTCGGGGCAGCCGCTCCGGAACCATTCCGCTGCCGGCACAAGAGCAGGCATATCCGGAATCATGACCATAATGCTGTCGCTGTCGTCCTTTCCTGATTTGCCGAACGCGGCTCCGGTCGTGTAGTCCCAGAATGCTCCGTGAACTACCGTGCGGCGGAGCTTCTCCGATTCGCGCCCCTGCTGCGGGATCTTGTTGTAGACCGTGATGGTTTCTGTAAACCTCATTCCCGCGCCACCCCTCTGTAAAGCCACTCCGCAGGTAGCCACGCGCGGCAAATCGCGCGAACCATGACGGATTCAGATGTTCCCTCGGAACTGCTCGCCAGTGTGTAACTCCAGCTCCCCACGCTTTCGGACTGCTTCACCATGCCACCGTTGCCATCTGTAAGCAGCAGGCTGTCGCAAAGCTCGCAGCAGCACATTTTCAGCCGTTCATCGTCGGCGTTCCCGGCGGCGCGCCCGAACGTCAGGTTATCGAGATACGCGGAGGCTTTGGCGGCAAGCCGGAGGAAATCCTCCTGACTTACCGCCTTGCCGCCGTAGCTGTCGGTGTAGTAGGCGTAGTCAGCGTAACTCATGTTTTAGCTACCGCGCACACGCGGATAGAGGGCAGCATGTTGTCCTTTATCCAGAGGTCGTGGAACTTGCGGTATGCAATGAGCCATGCGTCAGCGGACTGGTTAGCGTCCGGGTCGATGATCTTAAAATTATCCGTCTTGGAAACGGCTATCGGCGCGGACTTCGGGCAGATTATCCAGTTTATCTGGGTCGCCTTTGCGGCAGGAGTGAAACCGCCGGCTTCCTGACCGCCGGTCGTGCCGTCGTTGAAGGTGTAGGCGGTTTTCATTCTCGCAGAGGGAACCGGAATGATAGGAATGCCGTTGAAGTACCTCACCTTGAGGTCAAGGCTGCCCTGCTTGAAATCTCCGGCGTTAATGTACTTGGTTATCTTTTCGCTGTTGTTCAGCATATCCGAAACAGTGATAGGCATGATGATCACAAGGTCGTCAGCTCCGGTGGCGTCCTGCGCCGCTGTTATATCAGCGGAAAGCGTGGACAGGATGGTGCTTGCCGCCGGGGTGTAAGTCCTGCCGTAGTTATCCTTTGCCAGAGCGTAGATCCTGCTGTAGCGGTAAGCGTCCACTTCCGGAATTACCTTTGTGCGCTGGAACTCGCTCATTACAGCGGAAGCGCTTGCAACGAAGTTTGTCTCGTCAACGTCCATCTTGTCGAGCAGGAACTTTCTGCCTCTGTCCTGGGTCAGGGTTCTGGTCTCGTATGAATAGGTGATAGCGCCCTGAATGTAGCCGCTGTCGCGGTCGTACTTGCCAAGACAGCTGAGCGACATCTTCGGGATCTTGACTTCATTACCGCCGGAATACTTGGTCTGTCCGGCGTTGTCCTCCATCCAGCCGGAAGTAGCTCCCTGCATCATCTGCAGGTCGAGTGCGGTCTGGAATATCTTTGCCGCTTCTATCGTATTGATTGCCATTATGGTGTCCTCCTTTACTTCTTTACGCCGATTCCGGCGAAAATCTGTTCCTCAAGGTTGTTTGCGCTGGCGCTGACGTTGCTCTGCGTACTGCCCATGAACAGCCCGGGCTTCTGCTCCGCTGCGAACACGGACGGCTCGGACTGCTTCAGACCCTCGAGGTACTCCTTGCCGCCGACGAACTCGCCGTTCTCCAGCTTGAAGCCCTTGCCCTTGAACTCGTCCAGAACGGACTTGCGGACGCGGTCGCTTGCGAACTTGTAGCCGCCGAACAGCTTCTCTGCGGCGAAATCCGCCTGCTGAGAGGACAGCTTAGCGTTGAGATCGTCGGTGTCCTGCTTGTACTTTGCATTCAGCTCGTCGAGCTGCTTCTGCAGCTCCTCGGACTTGTTATCCGCCTTGAGCTTTGCGAGATCCTTGTCGCGGGCGGCAAGCTGCTTAGTCAGCTCATCAAGCTTTGTCTTATTAGCTGTGGCTTCGGCAGCGGGAACGAATTCCTTTTCGACCACCTCGCCGATCTGCTTGGTCTGGTCTGCGGTAAGCTCAATGCCGAGCTTCTGCAGGAGCGCTTTTAACTTATCCATGATGTTTCCTCCTTAAAAACAGGTAAAAAAATGTACCCTTAGTAAGGGTAGCATGACTATGTGGTATGTGTAGCTGCTGACGTACCGGGGCGGATCGCGCTGATTGCAGCGCTGGCGCTTTCGCGTTGCGTCCGCGATAACCGCCGCCTGCTTTGCTTTACAGTATCGGTTGTTCTGGATCATGGGAACTCCTTTCGTAAAATGGGTATAAAATTGCACCCCCATTGCTGAGAGTGCATATCGTTATTTATGAAACAGGCTTATCAGCCTGCACCCATTGTTTCAGCTTTTCAACGTAGGCTTCGGCAGTTCCGTAAGATTCAGGATTATAGGGAGGAGCAGCTTTGCCGAACTTGTTATAGTATTGCATTATCAGGTCCCATGTTTCCTCCTTGGCTATTATTCTCAAATCAGTAACTGGCAATACCATAAAATTTACCTCCCTAGTTTTTTAGCAGTCATTGATATGTAGGTATCATAAATATCTGGCAATTCACTTTTAACAAATTCAAGCCCATCTGAATCATTAAAGCATTCAAGAGTAAACAAGTTAGCAAAAATTTCTTTTTGCTTCTTGCCAGCCTTTCCCCAGTATTCAGGTTCGTGACCAGCAGGTAACGGAATTGCACCATTAGAAACTGCGCTCATAATATCCTGAAGCGGAGCATTACACTTCAAAGAATCTGATTTCTTGATTTTATCAGCAATAAACTGATAGTCAATGGTCTCTCCGTATTTTGAAATTGCTTCTGTAAATGCCTGACGCCTATCCGATTTGAACATCTTGTTATCTATCCTATGAGCAATCTCATGGGTCAAACTCATATTCAAATCGTAGTTTTTGAGCTGAGGATTTGTTGGGTTGAACACAAACGCGTCAATATTTGAAGCATATCCCATTGTAATGTTTTCGTTGTCAGTTTCAAGATACTTAGCACCGTAGCTGTACTGCTTTAGTAACTTCATATGATTCCTAGGCACATCACTATTGAGAAACGTATCATATTCACGCCTTGCGGATTTCAAATCCAGCTTGCCATCAGAATAATGAGAAGCGAACAAATGTTCAGTTCCCATATAATTATACGAGCTTTCAATGGAATTGTCAAGTTTAAGCTGCGCCTTTTCAAATTCCCGCTGTTTCCGCGTGACCGCCCCGGTCTTACCCGCAAGCCTGCGGTCATACCCGGCGACGTAAGTCCGCTCATACTGCGTGTAGCTGTCAGCAGCCTTGCAGAAATCCTCATAAATATCCTTCTGCCGCCGGAGCTTTATGCTCGCAGCGGTGAAGCTATCCTCGTCCCCGGCAGCGTCGGCAACGATGCAGCGGTCTTTCTGCTTTCGCATGGCGCGCTCCATTTTCCTCATCTGCTGGGAAGCCTCATACGCAGTATACTTACGCCCCTCATAGGTAAACGGCGACTGATCTATGTTCTTGAGTTCTTCCTCGGTGTAAACCGGCTCGGACACGCCGAGGATTATCGGGAACACATCATGGCGGCAGTTCGGCTCGCTGATGAGCGGCTTGATTATCCTCTCATACTGCTCCTGCGTGTACTGCCGCCCCTGATACACCGCATGGGACGGTCTGGAGCCGGAGTGCGCCGACATCTCCCAGCCGTCCGCGCCCAGCTCCTCGCCGTTCTGTTCGGAGATACGGTGCGTGACATGCGCCACGCTTGTAAGGAGCGTCCTTCGCGCCGCGACTTCGATACGGTCAGAGCGCCCGCTTTCGTAGTCAATGGTGCGCACGCCGCTTGCCGCCAGCTTATTGCAAGCCTGCCGGATCGCGGTCATGTAATCCGTCACGCCGGTCACGACCTTCATGTGCGCGGAATCCATCTCCCGGCGGTACATATCAGTCATAGATAGATAATACACGCGACCGAGGAAGTCGTGGTCGGCGAAACCCATCGTGTTTGTGAGATTCTCGCATTTTCCAGCGGTCTCCGCTATCTGTGCGGATATCAATTTCTGGAGCTGCTGGTTATCTTCAAGCGGAATCGCCGCGCCCTTGTCGGCTCCGAGCATTTTGCGGTCGAACTCATCGGACTGTGCCGCAGCCTCACGGATAAGCCGGTTGATCTCCGCGGCGGAACTGCCGTTTATTTCGGCTATTTTCGCGGCTATTTCGTCCGTGGAAAGCCCAAGGCTCCGCGCACGGTAAAGCTGATATTCCGCCGTGTCGGTTATCTGTGCGCCCTTTGCGATGCGCCGGGCTATGTCCTGGAGGATAAATTCGGAAAGCTGTCCGTAGAGGTCGGTCAGTTCCTGCGGGAGATTTTGGAGTTGTTCCGGAGTGAGCATTTACTCACCTCCGAAAACGCTTGTCATTTCAGGGAGCATTTCGCGCGCACGCTCTGTAGGAACGCCGAAGTACCACGCATTGAAGTCCTCGGCTTTGAGCAGTCCCGCCTGAACCATCTGGAAGCGGCGGTTAAACTCAGTGCCAGTGTCCTCGAACACGCTGTCGCCGAACTCTATTGCGCACTCGCCGTCCTCGCAGTCAACGCCGTAGAACCGTGCTAATGTCACAATTATCTGACTGAGCGCCTGCAGTACCGGGCGCAGCTGCCGCTGAATCTGGCAGACCGTGTTGTATGTAGTTCTGTCCTCGGACAGCACCTGCGTTGCGGTGACAAGTCCTTTCTGCGTATCGAACGAGAACGTTCCGGAGCTTACGCCTATCTGCGTTTCGTAGAAACGAAGCTCCTTGTTTATCTTGGCGCTGTGCTCGGTTTCGCGGATCTGCGGAGCGTAGGTCATTATCTGCTGTTCCATCGTGGAAGTACCGTCGCCGCTTATCCCAACAAAGTAATCATCGGGAATACCGCTGCTTTCCTTTAAAACGGTGCGGTCGGCGAATACCTTCGCGGACATCTTCCTGAATTCCGCGCAATACTCGGAATGTGCCTCGTCTATCTCGTGAAGCGTGCCGAGGGAGTTAGCGAAAATGCTTATCGGCAGTTCGCTGTCGAGGTCGATGTTGTTCGCGTAGGGCGTGCGGAATGTCGCTATCATCGGGATAGTCGAGGGAATCTGTCCCTCCGGAAGCAGAACCGCCCACTTCGGCACGGTCGCAAGTTCCACGGCGTGCTTTGTGCCGTAGATGTACGCCGTGTTCCGGACGGTATGCACGCCGTTCCGGAATATGTGGTGCTCCCGGCGCTCGTAGATTTTTCCGTGGTACCGGATACGCTCGAAAAATACGCCCTCGGTGATGTGCCCGTTCTCGTCCAGAGCCAACGGCAGGAAATCACGGCTGGTGCCGGAATCGAAAAACATCTCGCCCGACTGCACGAAATACGGCTTTATTACCGTGTAACCGCCTACAAGGGTCTGCTGAACTATCCTGTCGAGGTTCGGCAGGAGATTCTTCTGGACGTGCCTGTTTAGCTCATCGTCCGCGATTTCGAACTTGATTTCCCCAGTGACGAGCTGCGCCAGATACGCGGTAGAAGTATAAGCCACCGGCAGCGGCTTGAAATTCTTGTGGGTCTGCGCAAACGGAAGCTGTCCCTGAAACGCGTCCCACCAGAGGGAAGTCGCGGAGCGCATGGTCGAGCTTACCGCCGAGTCTGTAATATTAAAGTCGTCCACGTCCGTTCCTCCTTTCCCTTTAAATAAGCCTTTAAGCGCGTTTAAAACGTTCATTAATCTCTCCTTATAAGCCGCGGAATGTATCTTTCAAAACTGTATTCGAACGCGTCCAGCGTATCAATATCCGAGGTGCCGTTATCCAGCCGGATATCCTCGCCGACAACCTTGTCGTCGTACACCGCGCCCTGGAACGCGTCCCGCAGCGTTTCGCAATCCGAAGTCATGAGAAACCGTTCGCCGCCCATGAGCATGGTCGTTGCGCGGATTCGGTCGATTATCGGGCGTTTCATGGAGTTCTTCACAGTCAGGTCGAGCGGCTTTATGTATTCCCGCAAACCGGAAATGAGCGTCTGCTCGGCGCTGTCGGCGTAGATGTCCTCAATCCTGCCGAAATCCCGCTGAATGTCCTCGCAGAACTCATAGATACGCTTGTAGATCTGCTGCGGAGTAAGTCCAGTAGCGGGGACGCGCTCGCTCCGCAGGGCGACGAGCTTTTCGTAATTGTAGGTCATTCCGGTCGCGACCATAGCATGAGCCGAGCCGTTGCCGCCCCAGTCCACGCCGACGTTTATCATGTCCAGCCGTGGGAGCGGTTCCGGCGCGGCGAACGCGGGGATATTATCCGAGAACACCCGGTAAATAGCGCCCGCTGCCACTACCCACTTGCCGAGAATGAAACGGTCGTAGAACACGCCGGTGTACTCCTTTTTCAGCGCGGAAACGTAGTCGGCTGGGAGCGTTGTGTTGTCGTCAATACCGAAAAAGATGTTCAGCAGGTCGTCCACCAGCCCCTTGTTGTCGAGATACTTTTTCTTTAACCAGTGGGTGGGAGTGTCCGGGTTGGTGGTCGCGAACAGCTTCGCGCCGGGCGCGGACAGACGTGACAGCAGCATGACGAAGAAATCCTCCGGGAACAGCGTAAGCTCGTCGCAGTAAGCGCCGCCCAGCGTGATTCCGCGGATCTTATTCTCGGAGCGCGCGTCGTTCGCGCCCTCCAGCATTATCTTCCGTCCAAAAAGAACGCCCTCTTTTGCAGAGAGCGAGAATGTAAAATTTCTTTCGCCGATAAGCTCCTGAAGCGGCAGCAGGCAGTTGCGCTTGAGAGTCTGGAGCGACTTCGCGGTCATCATGTACAGATAGTCGTGCGGGCGGGAAGCCACCCACAGCGCCCAGAGGATCAGCGAAATCCATGTCTTTCCCGAACGCACCGAACCCTGCAGAACGGTCAGGCGCGGAAGCTTATTTTGCTTGAACAGCCGCATGAGGTCGTTCTGCTTTTTCGTGAATGTTACTTTACCCATTTTTCAGTGCCTCCAGAATATCCGCCAGCGCGCCGTCCGCATTGCCCGAACCGCCGCCGTTCCGGCTGTAGTCGCCACCTTTCTTATTTATAAGGTAGAACTCAATAGCCGGCTGGGACGGCGGAATGTGGCGCTCCTTAGTCTCCACGGTTTTCACTCCGTTCACGCACCTGATGGTGCGGTCGGTGACAGTGTAGCCGGTCGCCGCGCGCAGGAGCGCCTGCTCCACCTCGGCGGTCAGCAGCTCGCTGTTCTGGGACAGGAGTTCGTTCAGACCGCCGCAGCGGGATTTTATCTCGGCTATCTTCTTAGCGCGCTTAGCCTCGTTATTTGTGGACAAGTAAGCCTCCACAAGCTGCTGCACTGCGGAGGTCTGGTCTGTGCTGTTTTTTTCGCGCTCGGCAATGGCAGAGCCGAGGGCTGCTATGCTCTTTTTCTTCTTGCTCATGCTGTCACCTCTTTCACATACGTTTAAATGCGCTTAATTTGCGTTTAAATTCGCGATTTGCCCAAGGGCGGGGAAACTATCCTCTGAAATGTGCGCGGCGCTTACAGACGATTTCAGGCGGGTACTTCAAACACCAGCCCGAAATCATGATGATATAGCTTCGCCCTGTCCGTTCGGAACATGTTCCGCAGATATCAGGAGATATTCTTCGCAGTTCCGGAGCTTATCAACGGAACCGCAGGCTGACTTTCTATCTCGCAGCCGAGGATAACCTCGTAGTGCCTGCCGTAGATCGTAACGTCCGCCACAGCGCGTTTACCGCGCCGGTTAAATCGGATTATCTTATGCTGGAAGCGTTTCAGGAAGCCGTCCATGATGTGCAGCGCGCCGCCCGAAACGTAGCCGCGGCTTATTCCCAGCGCGTGACCGTCATTGCAGAGGAATCTGATATATTCCTCCTCGGTCTGGCTGAGCTGCGAGCGGCTGAGTATCCGCAGCGTTCCATAGCAGAACTTGACCGCCTGCCAGATGTCCGGGGTCAGCTCCGCGTCGAGGAACACATATCCGCTGAACAGCAGCACTTCGCGCTGTACCCACCTGCGGCGGTGGCGCTCCTGAACCAGCCGGCGTGGAGCATACGCCGTGATGTTCTTTTCGGCAAGCTGCCGGACGACCGTCATTTCCTTGCCGGACTGACAATATATAACGTACATTATTCCTCCTGCGATTTGCTGTTGATGAACTGCACCAGCGAGCGGTACAGTTCCGGATTTTCCTTTGCCATAGCGTCGAAAATATCCTCTTTAAAGCTTTCGAACGCCACATTTTTCAGGTTCGCCGTCTTGATATCCGTGGAATTTTTCAGGCTTACCGCCCTGATCAGCGCCGTTGCCTTTTCGATGAGCTTGAGCGGGTCGGCTTCCTTGAGGGCAATTTCGTCCATCTGCTGGACTGCCTGCAATACCTTGTGGGATATCAGCCGGGCGATTCCCTCGGTGGTGTCGAGCTGCGGGAATTTCTGCATTTCCTCGGTCAGAGCGCGCATATTCTCGCTTGCAAGGCGAATCTCCTGAACGCTGGCGTTCAGCCCCTGCGCGTACCGGCAGACAGCCGCCTCAGACAGCGTGACGTTCGCGGTGTCCCGTACGAAATCGCAGACGTCCCGGTAGGTGTAATCTCCGAGGATCATCTGCTCGACTGCTTCCTTGATGTCAGACGGCAGCTTGTCTATCTTGCTATGCTTACGTTTCATGACTCACCGCCTTATGCACGGGTCGGAAATCTTGCCGTTCAGGAACGCAATGCCCTTTGCAGTAAGCTTAGCCTCAAGGCTGTGCAGTTCTGCGTCGGCGAGGTCGGCTACTTCATTGTGGAACTCCACGTCACGGAGCTTTATGTAGCCGCCCTCGTTCAGATAATTCACGCAGTCAGCTATCTCCGGAGCGCTCACATCGACCTCCAGACCGTATTCCAGCTCACGTATGCGGACGTATTTTGTCCGCAGCGTATTTATAGCCCGAAGCACCCGGGCGTTGTTGTCGCAGAATTTCTCGCGGTGTACTCTTTCCATGTCCATCTATATCACTCCCTTTTGAGATCGTCTATCTTGGTTTCGAGCCGCGTCATGGTGCGGATAAAATCGGAGTTCCGCACGGTATTCTCCTTGAGGAAATCTATGTTGTTCTCGATTTTCTCGATGGATTTTTTCAGCTCGTTAAGCTCGGATTTGCTGGCGTACTTTTCGTCGGCGCTTTCAAGCTTGTCTTTGAGTTCATCAACATCGGAGCGGCTTGCGCGGCTGGCAAGCTTGTTTTTAAGCTCCTCTACATCGGAGTGGCTCGCACGGCTGTCCAGCTTATCAAAACTGCGCTTGAGGAAGAACGTTATCGCGCCCATGCCGACGGTAAGTATCATATTATAGATTGTGTCGAAATCCACGGTATCACCTCTTTAAAATGTTATTTTTGCTACGCATATTATACTATAAAAATGTATCTTTGTAAAAAGCGAAATCACAAAGCGAAACGACATAAAAAAACGGCTCACCGCGTTTGCGATGAGCCATAAATCACTTTGAAAGCCGTCTTACCTCCGACACCGGAAGCTCCAGTTCCCGGGCTATCTGCTCCGGAGTGTCGCCGTTCTGCCGCCTTGACCGGATATACGTAGAAATTTCCGGGGACGACACCAGCGATCGCGCTTTCGGTATCCAGATCTGTGAACCGCCGAATGTATCCACCAGCGCCTGGTAGTTTTCCAGCCCGATGATGTCAGCCACCTCCTGCTGGTCGGCGTTAAGGTGGCTCTTCTTTACCAGCATTGCAAGTCCCATGCTTATCACTCCTTTTCAGTTTATTCTGCTCTGAGCGGAGTATCCGCTTGAGCATTTCAATTATCTCCGACCCCTCCGCCCGTGTTACCCGGCTGAAAATATCCCTGTCCGGGCGGATTTCTCTGCCGGTCACCTTGGATATTACACCCCTCAGCCGTTCCCGGGGCTTGATGTCCGACGGAGAAATCTCGGCTATCCGGTACATCAGCTTGAAGCACATATTCTGCTGTTCCTCTGTAATGAGTTCCGGCTTCGGCGCGACCTGCGAGCGGTATTCCTCCAGCCGCCTGATGATGAAATCCGCCTGCTGCTCGGTCAGTTCCGAGATGTGGTCTTTAAGCGAAAACTGCTTTACCCAAAGATGGAGGTTGTCGTCGTTCCCGGCGCTCCGGTCGAGCAGTCCGGCGGCAGCGCCGAGGGCATATATCCGCCGGATCTGTTCCTTGGTAGCCATCAGGTCACCGCGATCTTGGTGGAGCTGTCCACCGCAACGCCGAGATTGATACAGCGGAGCAGCCGTGCTTCGTCTGCGCCGGACATCTCCGCAACGCTCCGGAATGTCTGCCAGACCGCCGCCTCGGCGTACAAGTAGGCGTAATCTCCGGCGTCCTGCTCCGAAAACCCACCGATTTTCATGAGGTTGTCGCGGTCAGTCTCAAACTTCGCGCCTTTAAGTTTCTTCGCAAGCGCGGATTTCGCCTTATCTCCGCAGGGGAGCTGCGCAATTATCTCCTCCGGCGTTGACCTGGTGTAATTCCCGGTGAACATTCCGATGAGCATGCGCTCAATATCCTTGTTCTTCGGCTTGATTTCGGTCTTGACGGCTTCCTCAAAGATATCCGGAAACATCGCTCCCAGCGTTTCTTTAAGGTAATGCGGGTAAACTATCGTCAGAGCCTGCGCCTCGGTATAGGTAACTGCCGCCTGTGAATCCGGGTCGGCGTACACAGTGGACTTGAACTTTGTGTCAACTACATCATCACCGCCGCGCTCCAGAAAATACGCTTCAAGCTCTTTGCGGCGGTCGTTGAGCTTTGCGATATCCGCCTTGATACGGCTGAGTTCACGAACCTTGTCAATTATATCACTCATCTGCCGTTACCTCCTGATAAAGCTTTGTGGCGCACAGCGGACAGCAGAATATACCTCCGAACTGCTTGACCTTTTCCGCACCGCCGCAGAAACGGCAGGTATCAACATGTTTTGTGATGATGAGTTTCCCGTCAGCCGAGGCGGTAAGGTCGACCGCAGTTCCGGCGTCAAGGTCGAGGTGCTCCGCCATGTCGCGCGGGATAGTCAGTCCGCGGGACTTGGTAAGCTTTTTAAATTTAATTTCCATGCTGTTTTATCCTCCTTTAAATGATGTTTAAGTAGTGTCATCCACGCCGAGCAGCGCCATCATATCGTCGAACCCCTGACGCGCGCCGTGTTTCCGGCGGGAAACGCCCCGGAACTCCACCGGAAAACACTTCTCAAGCACGCGGTCGTATATCCGCGCGTATCGCATGTCTGCGGGATTTTTCAGTTCTTCCAGCGTGAGATTCGTGGTGTAGATCACCGGCAGTCCCGCGCGGTAGCGGCTGTCCACGATGTTGTAGACCTGCTCCAGAGCGTAATCAGTGGAGCGCTCCGCGCCCAGGTCGTCGAGGATAAGCAGGTCTATCGCCGACAGGCGGCTGCAAAGGTCGCTTATACCGTTTTCGATGAGCTTGACAAGCGAGGTCATAACGACCGACACTCCCTGCGCCAATAGTTCGTTCGCAATGCACGCTGCCGTGTAGGTCTTGCCAGTACCCACGCCGCCGAACAGCAGCAGACCGCGGTTGTCCTGCTTCATCTGCTGGAATTTCGCGGCGTATCTGCGGCATATCTCCACGCTGCGGGCGTTCTCGCCTGACTTGTCAGCAGTAGTGAACCGCACCGCCGACAGTGAGTTGTCCATAAGCGACAGCCGGCGAAGCTCGTTAGCACGCATGTTCGCCAGGATAGATTCGCTGCGTTTCTTTTCTTCCTCTTTGGCGCGGGTCATGCATTCGCACCAGACCGGCACGATTATCTCCTCGCCGCTGACCTCAATGCGGCTGCGCTTAAAGCCGCCGCACTTTCCGCAGCGGAGCAGACCGTCCTCGTCGATGTAGTCGCCCTCCAGCGGGGGATTGCTCTGCATGTGCGCCGCTGCCAGCGATTTCACGAATGCCGCGCCGTTCACCTTATCCATAGTCGTCAAACGGATTGCCTGACATCGGCGGCGCTGACGGCGCGGGCGCTGGAACGCTGTCCGAATACTGCCCCTCGGCGACCTTTACGAGGTTGCCCGGCTGCATTATCCAGTCGAAGCTTGCCCGCCAGCCGCGGGAGTTCCGCCCGCAGAGGAATGCGCTCTGAGCGGCTGTCCGGAACACCTGTTCCAGATCGTAGCCATCCTTCTGAGCCTTGAAGATAGCGCGCTTGCGCTTGTCAGTCAGCCGCGTCGCCGGGGGAAGCTTCGAGCATATCCGGTTGAAACAGTCGAGAACCGCCTTGTAGTCGTGCGTGGGCGGGTTCTTCAGCTCTTTCAGGAACACCTGAAGTTCTTTCCACTGCGAGGGGGTCAGCTCTATGTCCGTGGAACGGTCATTTTCGTAGTCGTAAAGCTTGAATTTCATGCAATCACTCTCCTTTCTGCCGGGTGTATCCGGCGTAATCCCTGCTCTGCGTTCGCACGGGCTTGCAACCGTTTCCGTTCGGAAGCCGCATTAGGGCGGCGCAGAATAAAACTGCACCGTGTAAAATCAATGTTCACGTTCCACAAGGTAAGTAGCCCTCATATCCGCCAGATGAAGCATTACCGCCAGAGGATACTTCTCGTAAGCAGCATTCAGTCCCCGGTCGCCGCCCCGGAACGCGTTGTCGAACGCTCCCATGTGCCAGCGGATAGCCGCGGCTTCCTCGTCCGAAAGCTTGATGAACTTGCTTGCAAGGTACAGCGATTTTTCGCCGTGACCGAGCGGAAACTCATCGTCGAAAACATAGACCTGCTTCTCGACCCACGCGCCGTTCTCCTTGACGTTCCGCTTTTCCGTTCGGTAGCAGTTCGCCTTGCAGATGTCGTGCAGCAGCGCAACGATGATGGTGGTTTCAGGCGGATAAACCTTGCTGTTCGGGTCGAGATTGAGTTCAGCGCAAACATTTATGCTGTGCATAAGCAGTCCGCTCTCGAATGCCCCGTGATATTTTGTGCTTGCCGGGGCAGTAAAGAAGTCTGTCTCCTCCTGAAGATAGCGGATAAGCTCCTCAATACCGTCCCTGTTCGTCGTGCGAAGCAACTCTACAAAATCGTCCGCTAATTTTTTCTGTGCTTCCTTGTCCATAAAAATCCTCCTTATATTTTTCCTTGCTCTGCGTTATCGGGCTTGCAACCGTTCCGTATGGAGCCGCATTAAGGCGGGGGACTAAGCCCCGTGTTATTTAGCTGGTATGGCAGGGTGAATATAAATGACCCTGCCAGCAGCCATGCCTTGTAATCGTTCGGCGCTGATTTTGATTCTTGATTCAACACTAAGGAAAAGCGACAATTCCTCACTGTCGCGGAATACCTTTTCGGAAAGTAGCTTTTCGATTCCGACCCTCACTGCGTCGTAATTACTCACCTTATCCAGTCCGTCAAGGTAAAGCTTCAGAAATTCAATCAGCAGCTTCTCTTCATTCATTTTCAAGGAACCTCTGCACCTCGGACTGCCGTTCCGCACGTCCGATCCGTATGCCCTTGCACACGCCCTCATGGTACGACCGGCGGTCAACGGCTTTTCGCAGGTGCTTGTAGCAGGCGGAATATCCGAGCAGAGCCGCCGCAACCAGCGCTGCGAGCATGAATATCAGTCCAAGAAGCCGGCAGGGCAGCAGTCCCAGTGAAAGCGCGTTAGCGAGCGCCATCAGCTCAACGCCGCCGAGGAACGCAAGCATATATTCGATTTTCATTTCAGTAATTCCTTTCTTATCCGCTTGATGTTGCCGCTTATCTTGTGTTCCAGCACCAGCTCGTCCGGGGTGTCCTTGCAGACGAGCCAGTTTTCCGGATTCAGCCTGATGGAAGCAATGCTCTGCTTCTGGCGGCGGGTGGGATTCTTTCCGTGCTTCATGCCCGCACCGCCTTTTCCGCGCCCTTGAGGTCAAGGTGCATCATCTTCGCCATGCGGACTATCCCGTTAAAGTCGTAGTCGCCGGAGTCAAAGGCGTTCCCGAACAGCCGGACTGCTCCACGTATTCCCTCGGCGGTCTGGGCTACCTTGTAGAGGAGCGTCAGCTCCTGCTCCCTGCCTTCAAGCACCGGGAACAGCATTTTGATATCCTCGGGCTGAACGTCCCCGGTGCTTATCTGCTGCCGCTGCCATGCGCGGTTCGCGACCTGACGGTACTGCTCCCGGGACTTGCCCTCGATTTTCTCCCGTATCCCCTGATTCCCGACCAGAACAACGCCGAGGGTCTGGCGGCGCTCTGCGAAGAAGTCTGCAAATGAACGCAGCGTTTCGATACTGCCGTAGGTCAGAAGCTGCGCTTCGTCCACTGCAACGACCATTCCGTCGTGTAGCTTCGCCGCAATGCTCATCCACAGGTCGTCCCGGGACTGTGTGACCGGAACTCCCAGGTTCAGAGCCAGCAGTTTCAGCACTGCCTTTGTGCTCTTGGTGCAGGGATTTATCGTTATCATCACGCTGTCGTGTGGGTGATCCTCTATGTACTTGTGGAGCGCCTTCGTCTTGCCGACTCCCGCGTCCCCGGTCACGAACGCGAACCCGCCCTTGAGCTGTGTGTTCCGCACTGTCTTGTAAACCAGTGTAGAAATCGAGGTCGGCGCGTATTCTACCTCGCTGTAGGTCTCGGAAGCCGCCGCCTTGTTCTCAAAGTAGGCGTATATCTTCTCGAACTGATTGTCCCAGTTCCCGGCGTAGTACCCCTTGCGTATCTGCGACAGCGCCGAGCCGGTTATTCCTATGCGCTCGCAGAGCTTCGCTTCGGAGATTCCAAGCTCCGCGGCGGTCGTTGTTATCTTTTCGAGGGCTTCGCGCTGCTTCGGCGTAAGCTCCCTGATGATTTTCTGTTCTGCCATGATGTCAGTCCTTTCTGCGGCTCGCCGCCGCTGCGTTTAACTTATCCAGAATATCAATATTGACGGAGATCTCGCTGATATCCCCAAGCGCCGGGGATTTCTCCAGCTTCTCCTCGGAAAATACCGGAACGAATTTCGCGGGTTTCTTGAATACCATGTCCTTGCTGCCCTCGACGGAGTTCTTGACCATAGCGGCGAAAATGTCGATACGCTTGTCTGTGTCCACGCTGTCGAGGATTCCGCGACCGTATTCCCGGACGAGCTTCTTGCTCTCGGCGATCTGCTTCTCGGCGGTGGCGATATCTTCGCGGTGGTTGGTAAGGTAGTCAACGAGGAGGTCGTCGTCCAGATCCCACGTCCAGAGGTACTTGTCCGTAGCCATGTCATACACGCGCACGCTACGGAGATCCGCCGGATCGTAGCGCACATACACCTTTTCGCCGATGTGCAGCACGGTGTCTGCGCCGCGGTACCACAGCTTTTCTCCGGCGAAATTGATGTACACGCCGTTGCGGTTGACTGCCTGCGGCTTGCTGACGCGTTTGAGCAGCATTGAGAGGTTAGCTTCGTCCGCTGTGCGGAATACGGTGTCCTGTATGCTGCTGTTCCAGACCTCAAACCGCCTCATGCCCTTGTAGCGGCGCTCCTTGCCGCCGTAGGGAGCGGCGTTGAAACAGCCGTCGATGTAGGAATCCAGCGCTATCCGTATCTGCTCTTCCTCCGGGATTATTCCGTGCTTAAGCTTGTACTTCAGGCTTTCCGGGCGTTCCAGTATCGTGCCGCCGCAAAATGTGGGAATGCAGCGCGAAAACTGGTTCTTGAATGTGCAGAACGTGCGCTCGATGGGCTTCGCCTTTGCGTTCCGGACGATAGCGTTGTGCATTTCGATTCCGAGGAACTGCAAGATGTTCGGCGGCAGAGGATCCTTGTTCCAGTCTTTCCGGCGGCGGTGTCCGCGTCCACCGATATCCGATACAAGGAACTCGGAACCGTTGTCGAAGTACACCGCTTTCGGAACTCCGCACCTCAGTATTCCATGCCGGAGCGCTAAGAGCGTGCTGTCGCCGGAGGGCGCGTATGTGAGGTTCCAGCCCATCATAGCGCCGGACTTGGCGTCCAGGAACGCTGTGAGGTACAGGCGGCGAACCTTGCCGTCCTTTCCTGCGGTGAAGAAATCGAAAGTGTGGTTATCCGCTATCCAGACATCGTTTGCGTGGAGATCGTCGTAAAGTCGCTCGACATACGGCAGGCACTTGTCTGAGAACGCCTTGTCGCCGTTGCGGAAGTACATTCGCACCGCATACGGTATATCTTCGGCTCTGCGGCGAAACGTGCGCTCTGACGGCATATCCGGCAGACTTTCCGGGTAATGCTCCTGCACCCAGTCCCGGGTGAATTTGTAGCAGCTCGTTATCGGAAGGCACTGCTGATCGAGGTAGAACCAGCTGAACGCGTTCAGCATGAACTCCGGAACGACGGTCGTTCCCTTGTTGCTGCCGCCCCTCTTGTCGATAAGCCCGGAAATGTCCGAGTTCCGGTAAGCCTTGAGCCTGCGGTAGAGGATATCAGTGCTTATCTCCAGGTCAGGGTATTTCAGCCGCGCCGCCTGGACGTACATCTCGTCGATCTCGCCCTTGCTGTACTGCTCGTAGCTGTCCCGGATAGTGAGCCAGTCCTTGATGATTCCTGTCCAGAGATACAGCTCGCTGCGCTGCTTATCCGTAAGATCGTCCAGGGTAAGGCGGTTTTCAGCTGGTTTTAACGGCGCTTTAACCGCCTTTTTAATTGGCTCCAAGCCCAGCGAGCGGCGCTGCTGATTTTCCCATTTAAGCTGTAAGTCCTGCGGCAGTGCTGTCAGGGGAATTATGTATTCGGTGCGGTTGTTCGCAGCGTTTGCTTTAACTTCAGCGCTGATTTTTCCGTCTTTAACGCATTTCTGAACATACTGTAAACTGCACCCTTTTAACTGAGCAGTCTGGGCTGTCGTTAAATAGGTCAAAGCAATTTCTCCTTTCTGTAAGAATTTTACTTGACAAAAGCACTAGGCTCTGATATACTTTAGACGGAGCCTTAGGGTCAAACAGAAACGATATTCCGTGCAAAGAGTAGTCGTTTCTGCCGAGGCTCTATTTTTTATGCTCCGACCTGCCATCATCAGCGCAGGGCGGTCATTCCCTGCGGACGAACAACCCGCTGCCGGGCTGCTCGTTTCGGCTGTTTTCATCTACTTGGTTACTTTTTTGATTTTAACGTGGACAACTCTGTGTCCTCGTCCGCTAAAATTCTGAGTTAATAGCGGTTCCTTTTCTGACTTTGACTCGTCTTTGAGCTTTGAAAGATGTTCAGAGATAGCTGATGAAATTTTAGTAGTTTCTTCAAAATCAAAATCAGAAATATAG